AGATGATGCACTACTTGTAGCTTTACGATATGCAACTAATCTTACATTCATTACGAGTTTGTATTTATAGGATTTGCGTATTCTATATTAATAGTGTATTGTATTAAGTTGTCATTAGCTACAGTCTTTTTTACAAAACTAGAGTCTGTAATCATTACAGGTACAGTATAAACTGTGTCTGCATTTTCTACTATATTAACATTTGTAGACATTATAAGGTTCTCTAATAATACTGCATCTGCTTCTGTGATCCAATCTGTATTTAATGTTTCTTTTAATATAGCTGTTGTTTGCCTAGTTGTTTTACCTCTTTTAAAATTATCATAACTATAAAGATCATTGCTAAAGTTACCAAGCATTGAACTGTAATTATCTCTTTTTACTTCTAAGGTTTGAGTTGACTTCTTTTTAAAATTAAAGTAGTCATAACAACCTAAACTATTACGCCATGCTAAACGCCTTACTTTAAACCCTTTACAGCTACCATCTTGATTAATAAAATAATAAAGATCTGATTTAGTTGTTGTTGCATTTGAATCATAAGCCTGTATTGTGTAAAACGCCCAATTAGAAAAACCTGATGGTCTTGCTTCTGTATTCCTAGATTGTGCTTCTAAATTAGCTGGACCACAACCAAAATATATTAATCTTTCAGGATTAGTATTTACTTCTGTATCAGGGTTTGCACCTCCATTTGCATTAGTATTAGATATGTATTCAATAGCAGTGCCACCAGGAGAATTAATTACGTTACCTGAAGAATCATAAAATTTAATGCCTATAAAGTACGCATCACTGTCTAAGTCTGTTACACCATTTAAAAAGCCTATTGTGTGATAGTCTGTAGATTGTATATAGTTCAACCTACCTGTTGAACCACTAACGGCTAAATCAAAACCTTGCTCTTGTACATCACTTAAAAACAATTTTGCAGAACCACTTAATGAATAAGAAGAAAACGCTGTATCTTGAAAGTCTGCAGTACCTCTAGCTGTGTTTAAATCTAAAGATGCTGAGATATAAAACTTAGTATCGTTTACTGTAGGAGTTGTAAACTCTGCAGGTGATGATGTTACACTTGTACTATATTGTTGATATGCTTTTACAAATATAGTTTTAAGCTGATTATTGTTTTGACTAAAAGGTAGCGTTGCTGTGTTTGATCCTATAGTATGTATTGACTTAGTAGAAGTTCCAACATCTGCAATAGTATCTTCTAATTGAGAATTAACAATATCTCTAAGATCAAAAAAAGCTCTAGCATCATTATTAGTAATGTCATCAGCAAAGCCATTTCTACGCTGTTTAATCTTAGCAATTAGTGTTCCTGAAGCATCATCTAACCTAACCTCTAAAATGAGCTTAAAATAGAATAAACCACTTATGTCATCTTGATAAACCATGTAACCAATCATGGGTGTCCAATTAGTTATTACAGGTGATTTAGTAGAATCTCCTATTGGTTCTTGTACAAACGATATACTTCCTATTGCCATGTTATTTTTCTTTTACTATTATTTCTATATTTATATCTTTTAACATTATGTCTAATTCACTTTCTAAGTCTTTACTAAATGCTGTAGCAATTACATTTTCGTCTACTTCTTCTTTAAAAGGTTTGCTAAAAAACTGAGTTCTTTCTAAACCCCTTTGTGCTATTGCCCTACCTATTACAAATGAAGCACTTTCTATATTTGCTTTTGTCTTAGCTAAAAACCTACCATCAGAACCTCTTAACTTTAAAGGTTTGTTTTTAATCCATTTAGCTACAACACCTTTTTTAATGTTATTCTTTTTAAATCTAAACGGACTTCCTTTACCTCTTGCACGTCCACTACCTTTAAAACCTCCTGATCCCTTTACACCTTCATCAACAAATTGCCAATACTTTTTAGCTTTACCAAAAACAAACTCTAACTCAACCCCTGTTTTACTTTTATTAACATTATAGTTAAATCCTTTTTCTAATCCTGCACTTTTAGTCCTTTTCTTTTTTTTCTTTAGAATACGTTTTCCTTTACGTACTACGTCAAAACCCATGCTTTGCATTGCTTGTATTGTGTTAGTAAAGTCCATTAGCTATTTGGTGTTATTGGTGCTATACATAGATTGTTAGGGTTATTAACATCAACATTAATAGTTGCAGACCATCCTGTTAGTATGTTATCAAAACGTGCTGTAAACGGCTCTGCTGAAATAGGAAGCTCTAAAACAACTTCATCATCAACCCAAGATGTAGAATATAAAGCGTGTTTAAATTCATTGATTACATCATGCAGTATTTGTAGATTCTCAGAATAAGTATCAATACGCCCTAGTCTTTGCTTATTAGGTGCATCACCTACTTCATCATTAATCATGTCTAAGACATATACTGTAAAAGAATAAGTCATAACGCCTGAATCAATAGTTACATTTCCAGGTTCTGCATACAGTATAACATAATCAGTAGCACCAAGTTTATTAATGTCTACTTCATCAAGTTCACCACTGTGAAAGCTGTTTATCATTAGATGCTTGTCTGCAATGGTTTCTAAAAATCCGACTACGTTTCTAAAAGTTATCATAATTGTTACGTTGTTTATTGCTGTAATCCTGTTTAAAAGATAAAAATGTTAATACCTCCATTACAGGGAGTTCTGTTATTTTATTTATGTTAAGTATGTTGTCTCCACATAAAACATATAGAGTATTATACCAACCCCACTTACTGTTCATTGTTACGCTTTTTGTGGTTTCTTTTCCTGTGCTTTCAAATAGCTGTGCGAACTGTGTGCTAATTGTTCGCCTAAAGTCAAAAAAAAACCTAAGCAACATAACGCTATATCCATTGGACAACCCTTAAATAAATCTTCTTTAAATTCATCAGGATCATAATTTTCAATAGCATATTTATTACCACTCTTAAACGTTATTTTTCTATATAGTATTGACATAATAATATGCAAGTTCTTTATTGGTTCTTTACAGTATTCTTCTAAGTCTATATATTCTCCTGTTGTAAGTTTACTTAAATTAGGAATAAACCCATACTGTTCGCCGTTAAACTCAAACCTTTTTCTAAACTTAGTCTTATCAGGTTCAGCATCAATCATCTTTTTTATTACGCCAATAATATCAATCATATCTTTATATTCCATCTGCTTCACTATATTAGGTTTTACTTCACATAACAAAGACAGTATTTTAATTGCTTTGTTTTTATCACTCCCTTTTGCTTCTTGTATCTCAACGTATCTCTGATATTTTTGTATTGTTATATCACACCATTCTGAAGGAATACTAAGCTTAATCTCTTTCATTACATATAAATATAAAAGTTTATAATTCGTTTTTTATTCTTTGTTCTGCTATTTCACAATACTCTTTACTAATCTCACTACCTATAAAATTTCTATTGTTTTTTAAACACATTTTAGCGGTTGTACCACTTCCCATAAAGCAATCATAAACTAAATCTCTTTCATTCGTCCAACTAACGATATGATCATTTACTAATTGTTCTGGAAAAATTGCGGGGTGTCCTTTTATTTTGTCAAATCCAACCTTATATGTCCATATGTTATTTCGTGGGCTGTATTTTGGGGTTATTTTATTTTTATTTTCTTGTTGTATTTTTTCACCTTCTTTATTGTAGTAACTGTATTTTCCATACCTAGATAGTTCTCCTGCGGTTTTATTCTTTTTGTCACAAATTAAGTTTGCTGTTTTAATTTTGTCTTTACAAAAAACAAACATATATTCAAAAATTTGTGTATATCTGTTTCCATTTCTTCTAGCAGGGAATGATGAAGTATGCTTTTGATATATTATTGTGTCGTGCAATTTAAATCCGCACTCTTTAAAATATAGTGCTTGTTTAAAACTTGTTCCTGTTTCACTACCTTTAATTGTAGCATCACCAACAACCCATACAACAACACCACCCTGTTTTGTTACCCTATATAATTCTTTTGCTATATTTTCAAATTCAAAACTATAACCCTTGTATGTTCTTAAATTGTCATAAGGGGGTGAGGTTACAGTTAAGTCTATAAAATTATCTTGCATTTTTGACATTGTGTCTAAGCAATTTTCGTTGTGTATTTTATTTATCATAATATATAGTATTTGCCACTGTGATTTATTGATAGTTTATTTAAACATAGATACCGCGTTGCGTCAATTAGATGGTCATTAACTTTAACAGGAGTATTTAAAACATCACCATTCTTGTCTGTTGCCCATTTATAACCTCTAAATTCTTTTATTGCATTTAAGCTATCTTTTGTTATATGCAGTTTATATCTACGCATTATATCAATACCTAGATGTATTCCTGCACCTTTCTTAGCAGGTTTTATATTGAACCCCTGCCTGTATACTTCTTCTATTGATTTAGGTTCTGCAGAATCAGCGACAATTTCTGATTGTCTATCTATCCTAAACTCTTTTAGTTTATTTGCCAAATCTCTATTAGTTAATCTCTTTTCATATAGCATCTCTTTAATGTATAAGTTATCATCAGATTGATATACAGCAACTAAAGCAGAAGGTGAATTAGTAAATCCAAAGTCTAAGCCATAACCTATTAACCTACCTTGAACATCATCTACTAATTCAAACTTTCTAAATATCATTGTTTGAACAGAACCAATTTCTCCAAGTCCATACACCTGCCAATAATCAGGATCAAGTTCTCTTAGTCTTTCAATCTCTGCAATAGTATCTTTATCCAAAAAAGGGTTTGCTTTATATGTTGATTTAATAAAAGTACAATCATCTCTAACTACTACTTTATCATATATCCAGGAATAAGGATCAGAAGGATTATAGTCTAAATAGATTTTGTCTGTAGTTCTAAGTATAAGCTGTTGCCAATCTTCATAAGTAAACTCATTAGCTTCATTAAGCCATAAATAATCACGTTTACGCCCTCTAATCTTTTGTGGTTGATCAACACTTATAAACTCTATTAGGTTGCCATTTAAGGCATAAGACAGTTCTGATTTATTATGATTTTCTTCTTTATATAATTCTAGTTCTTTGAGTATATTAAGGACATCACGATATGCTGTTCCTTTAAGTGCAGGGAGTGTTTTTCTGCATATAGTAAATACTTTGCCTGTTTCTTCTAAGCATTTAACAATAAACAACTGACACAGCGAATAAGTCTTGCTAGAACGAGTACCCCCCTGTAAGCACGTTATTCTAGTTTCTGACCTATACGCTTTGTGAAAGACATTTGTTGTATTAATCTTTGCCTGTGTCAATTACATTAATTTTTAGTTCAGTTAGTGGTTTACCACCTGTAGTTATATCTAGCTTTTCTGCATATCCTCTTTCTTTAGCTTTAGATTTTAGATAAAAGATTATACTTGTTTCTTTACCGCTAGATATATTCTTTATTAGCTGTCCTTCTACATAGTCAATCTGTGCTTCCTTAATGTCTTCTACTGCCTGTGCAAAATCTTTATCTTCACGCATATACCTATAGTATGTAGAACGGCTTATATTACCTGCCTTTTTACAAGCATGATAAATAAGTCCTTGCGTTTCTTGTAACGCCTTTAATAGTTTCTCTTTTTTATTCTGTGCCATTTGTATTATTTAAAGTGGTGATATATAGATTTAACTATTACTTTTAGTACACTTATATTCACCATTATTATTGTCCTTATTTTTAAATAAATCTCTTTCATTTAAATCTTTAATTTTCTTTCTAAATTCTTTTATCTTCTTTTTAGTGTCTATTTTTATACACCACATTTAATTGCTTTTTGTCCTGTAAACTGTTCCCATCTTTCTATAATTACATCACAGTATTTAGTATCTAATTCCATACCATAACAAGTTCTGTTTGTTTTTTCACACGCTATTAATGTTGTTCCACTTCCTAAAAAAACATCTAATATAGTTTTAGCGTCTTTTTCTAATTCTATACACCACTTAATAACTTCTAATGGTTTCTGTGTAGGGTGTTTCTTTTTCTCTCCCCCCCAATGGTGTGATAGTATTCTACAGTTCTTTTTTATATTAGACCAAGCTAATTCAAATTCTGAAAAAGAAAGTCCGTCATTTTTTTTGTGCCAACATAACCAATCATTAGTTACAGGCAAAACATCTGCAAAATAATTACCACCCCAAATTATCTGTTTATCACAATACTTTAAAAATAATGTTATATCAGGCTTGTCATTATCCCAATCTCCTCTATGAAATTCTTTTTTTCCTGTCCCTAAAGTCATTTTAGTTGCACTTATACCATAAGGTGGATCTGTTAATAACAAATCTGCTTTCTGTCCATTCATTAGTTTATTAACATCACTTTCTTTTGTGCTATCTCCACACATTAATCTGTGTTTTCCAAGTTGCCAAACATCACCAAGTTTAACTCTGCTTTCTTTTACTTCAGGTATATAGTCATCTTCTGTGTTGCCTTCTGTAATTTTATCAATGTTAATATCTAAGTCAATATGCTTAAAACCCCAATCAGTAAGTTCATCAATATCAAATTCATTAGCCAGAATATCCATGTCAAAGTCACCTGTATTTTTATTTAGCCTTATATTTAATTCTCTTTCTTCTTCTTTTGATAAGTCTAATACTACACAATCAATCTCAATGTATTTAAGCTCTTTACATATCTTTAATCGTTGGTGTCCACCTATTACAGTATTATCTTTATTTACTATTACAGGATCAACTAAACCAAACTTTTTAATTGATTCTTTTAAATCGTTGTACTGCTTTGTACTAATCTGTCTAGGATTGTATGTGGCAGGTTTTAATTGTGTTGTTAATTTACTTTCTATTTTCATATCTTCTTTTATATTCTATTAGTGCATATACCTGGTTAGTTACATTCTCTAAATGTTGTATTCTGCAAAACATATTAAACATACTGTCTGATTCTGCTTTAATATGACAATCACGACACAATCCAACGAGGTTTTCTACAAAGTCATTAGTTACTTTATTTCTAGTTCTGCGTTCTATATGATGTATGTCCGTTGCTTTTGATCCGCACATCTCACAAGGAATAAAGTCTTGTTCACCATAATCAAAAAACTGCATATATACTTTAGTATGTTTCTGCATTAGTCTAATTTACAACTGTTTTCATATACCTTTTTAAGTTTAGATAAAGTCTGTTGTACACAACTACCGCAACTAGAAGGTTTTTTATTTTCATTAAATACTTTATTATATAGCTTTACTAATACCGCCTGTTGTTCACCTTTTATTGTACTTCCTTGAATCTTAGATATAGTATCTTCATATATCTTTATTTCATCTTCTGTAAACTGTCTTATAGTTTTATAAGGAAACATAGCATTAAGTTTCTTTTTACGTTCTTCACATCCACAATCATCACCTAAGACAGCTTTAGCAACCTTATCTATACCTGTTGCTTTTAACGCCTTTTCTATTGAATCACCAAGTCCTTTTGATTTTTTCATAGTTCGTTTATTAAATAGTTCTTAACATTCTTAACCGCTTTATATATTGTTGCTCTTGATATTTTAGTTTCTTTAGCCATTTGATTAAGACTAAAACCCTCACGATAATATATTCTAAAAATCTCAGCATCAAACCAATATAAATCTTTTAGCTTTTCTTCAATCCATTCTAGTTTTTCTTCTACTTCTTTTTTGTCTTTTATAGTGTATTCTGTGTTATCGGCTGTGATATTTTCTATTGTAGTACAAGTGTGATACTCATAGTATTTATCATACTTATAATAGTATCTGCTAGTTTTACTGTGATATTGATTAAGCATTATTCTCACTACATAAAAAGTCATTTGATCTTTTTCTATAATTTCTCTTAATCTAATCTGGTCACATTTATATATTTCTTCAATAACAAAACTTAACAAATCTTCACCTTTGCCATTAGTTATATTATAAGATATATCTTTTAGCTTATCGTAATTATTTATTAAGTATTGATTTAACATACTTTTATTATAGATGGTACTTTATATTGTTTACAAAGGTTATATTCTGTGTGACTTAATTTGTCTGTATGTATTTCAGCTATATTGCTGAATCTCTTATGCAGTTTTTTATAAATATAATTTAATATATTTTCGTTTTTTTTCAAATCTCGCAAAACAAAACTTAGTTCTGCACCACTTTCAAACAAAATTATAAACAAGTAATTGTTAACATCTGTGTAATTCCAATACAATCTTTCGTTTCTACTATTGAAAAATGTTCTTTTAACTATCATGTAAAAAATTATTAATTACTTCTAGTGCTTCATCTATGCCTGTACATATCTCTGCTTTATATCCTCTTTTAATAAGTTCCTTTTGCCAATACAACTGTTCTTTAGTTGCTTTATTATATCCAATCTTTAATTCTATTGCTAAGCCATGATATTTACCTTTTGGTTCATATATAAAGAGATCAGGAAAACCACGCTTATATCCGCTATTTTTAGCTCTAATTCTAACAGACATATGTACTTGATAGTTACCACCCATTGATCCACAGTATAAAACATTTTGTAAGTCTAAGTATTTACATATTGCTTTTTGTAATTGATATTCTTTCATACCTTATGTTTTTTTCTCCAGGTTGTTCCTGCTGTTGGTGAATATACACTTTCAAACCCTAGTTGTTTTAAATGTTCTAAGTATTCCTGCCTACCTGTATTGTCTAATTTACTGTAAGCAAACTTGTCATAGTAGTCAAGGTATTTAGCTTTCTTATTTTTATTAAAGCCATTAGATGACCACCTTTTAAGTCTTAGGTTTATATCAAAGGTCTTTTGCATCTCAGCTCTAAACTTAGTACCACTTTTATTTTTTTCTGTCCAATATGCAAAGAAGTCGTTTTTATCTTCATTACTAATATCTTCTATTGCGTGGATGGATTTTTTAAAATCCTCTATTCTTTTATTAATACTTTTACTTTTACTACTACTAATACTAATACTAGCATTGCGGTCGCATTGCTTTGGCATAGCATTTGCATTATTCCATCTTTTAGAAGCACTTTCTTTTGCTTTATTAGACTTATTATTTATTTCTTCTATATGGTTATTTAAACGCTTAGAATAAAAGCATCCATCTTGTACTACAAATAAATCAAAATCTTCTATAACAGCTTTAAGTTTATCTGCATCACATTGTAAGCTATAAGCTAAGGGTTCATAGTCATCAATACATAATTTATTTTCTTCAGTAAATAGTAATTCTAATACCGCCCAGAAGATTCCATACCCAGACATACCGAGTTTACTACGCATCTTAATTATCTTGTAATCATAAAAGCTATTTGATTGGTGTAAAAAGTAAGTTTTTTTCATATTAGTAAATTTAAAGACAACGCCCATATTACAAAAAATACAGGCATTATCAAAAACATAAAATTAAAAGGGTGCTTTAGTATCTGAATAAGAAGGCGTTTCTTTTACTTGACTTTTACCATGTACCCAATCAACAAAGCTATTAGCCATCTTTTCCCATTCATGAGGTTCAATCTTTTCTGCTACTACTAAATCAATAGCACATTTTAAAGATGATTGTTTTATAATATACTCCTGTACATTAGAATCTTTTTTAAATGATTGCTTAGGTGCAAAACCTCCGCCATCTCTTTGTATCTTTATAGATCCTCTGTCATTTATCTCATAAGTAATATCTTGACCTACTTCTACATATGGATTATCTTTTTGTTTAAAGATAGCACCCTTATCTCCGTTGTCAAGTTCTAACTCAAAGACATATAATGTTTTACCATCATTGGTTACAAAGTCTTTTTTCTTTTCAATGTTTGTAATTTTTGCTGTTTTCATATTTATTTATTTATTAATTCTGTTAAACTTAGATTAAGTATATTACATAATCTTTTAGCATCTCTTATCTTTAACGATCCAGGATCATTAAGATACTTTAGCATTGTTGGATATGAACAGTCCATAATATCAGATAAGTCTTTTTTACTTAACTGATTCTTGAACATAGCATACTGAATAGCTGTTTTAAATTCTTGTATCATAATTTTTAATTTAAAATAATACACAATAATAATAAATCTTTTTTAATACACAATTAAATTAATTTAATAGTTATTAACATTTAATTTGTTAATAAGTAAAAACAAAACTTTATTTCGTGTTAAATTTATTTTATATATATTTGTTCTATTAAACAATTACAATTATGACAAAATTATATTTAGAACCAGTTGAAAAAGTTACATTAGAATACTCCCTTATGGAGAGTAAAGTAAATGTAGAATATAGGATTGAGTATTATACAGAGAAACTTAATTCATCCACAACTACTGAGGATGTTAATTTACATACTTATTCTTTAAGAATACAGAAATCAAAATTAGAATTAATTAATAAACTATTAGATAAATTATTATGAGAACAGTACAATTAGATACAGCAGACCTATCTACTAAAGAAGGTCGTATTAAATACCTTAACTATAAGAATAGTAAAGAGTGGACATTATTAACAGATTGCATGGGTACTGAAGCAGTCTTTGAAAAGATTATAAATGAATAAGACATATATTATAGCAGGTAAAGGTTATTTTCCTGTGAGACATCAATTAGATTATAGTGTTGTTGGAGTAGAAACATCAGATATATATTGGACACATGATCAAATCACCTTTAAAGGAACAGAAGAACAATTACAACAGTTTCTTAAAAAGCTTATGAAAGATGAAAAATACTTTAAAGTTATAGGAATACATGAACACAATGAAGAAGAAGAACAGTATTATAAACAACTATTAACTAAAAAATTATGAAACACTATAAAATTAAAAAGCTAGTAAATGGTTACAGGGTTTCTCCATTGCTAAAGACTAGAATCCTAGTAGCACTACCATATATAAACACATCAGAAAGCATCAGCGTTGTATGTGGCAACGAAACAATGATTGTAAATAGAGAAACACCACTACTGCACCAGGAATCTTTTAAAGACAAGTTTGGCAGAAATAGGAATTATACGTTGTATTATTATGAATGGTGTCCGAATGAAGATCAACAAAGGTTATTTTAGAGAATAGAATAGCACCTGTATTGAACACAATATACAGGTCTAAGGAGATTCGCCTGTTACAGGTGCAATCCTATTTCAAAGTTTCAAGAATGAAATTTAAATGTTTTTTTACTTTTTTAGTATTATAAACTTTATTATAATCTTTATCATAAGTATACTCAACTTCTAAATTTATATTCTTGCTATATGTATTTTTTAATTTACTCATAGTTTCATTAACAAATTTATAGGTAATTTTCCGTTATTCAAAACGACAGCACAACCTATTGCTGGTTTTTTTCCTGCCTTAGCGTATGCAAAGCTATATTCTGAAAAGTTTATACCGCAACCAACTTGAACGCCAAACACTCTAAAGTTTTGACCAACGTAATGTTCACAGTATGCTTGTGTATGTAGATGTCCTTGTACTGTATTCATCATATCAGCTCTACATTTTGTTCTTGCAGTACCGCCTTCACCATGTAAATACTGTACACCATCTTTAACATACCTTTCTACAAAAGACCAATTAGGCACTTCTAAGACTTCTTTATAAGACTTAATCCATTTACTAGGTATTGAAGATGTTTGTGCTTTACGCATCACCATACGATCATGGTTGCCAACCAATACAGTTGCTATAGGAAAAGCTTTATACCATCTAGCAATACGTTCTATTGATAGCTCTAATTCATCAGCACCACCCATACCATCAGCAGAGGTTTCATGATATGAGCTATAATGATTGTCTATAACGTCACCAATAAAGACAACTTCATTACAATCAAATTCATCATATTTAGATATGCAAAATTCTAGGTATTTATCAAGACAAAAAGGTTCATGTAGATCACCAATTACTAACACGTTATTCATGCCGTTGCCTTCAGATTGGCGTAATTCTTGTACTAAGTCATGTTCTGACTTTGTTAGTCTAAGTCTATATTCTTTTAGTTGTTTTATTTCTTTTTAAATTTTTCAAACGAACGCCCACCAAAGTAAGCTCCTATCACCGTTATTAAAACCAACTGCAATAAATCTATCCAATTATCTTTGACTTCAAAATCAATCATACCCGCTTCAATAAAGATTAATATAATTGTTGATATGACTAAAAACGCAAGAGTTAAAGGTCTTATATTTGCAGGTAACCATCCTGCTTTTGCGTCTGATTCCCACCTTCTAGTAATCTGTTCTTCAGCGTTTGCCTTAGCATCTAAAATCATTTGCTTAAACTTAATCTTTAATTCTTTTCGTTCAGCATCAGTTGTTACAACATTATCAACAAGTTTATTAACATCAAGATTAAGGTTTCCGAATAAGTTTTTTAAAAAGTTCATACGCTATTATAGTTAGTTACAGTTCTATATTTTGTTTTATTATTTATGTCTTTATAAGCTACAAGCTCTTGACATCTATTGTCATTTATAGTATAGCTTAAATGAACCCAAGCAGGGTTTTCAGGATCAACATATTCTGTTGCGTCTCCAAACTCTAATATCACCTGGTCAAATGGCAACCCTAGTTCTTTTAGTGCCTGGTATATTTTTATATTATCCATTTTACCACGCTTAAAGTATTGTAAATCTACTGCTTCATATTTACAATGTTGTGATACAGGAACATAGTTTCCGTTTTCATCTGTTCTAAAACTTCCGCCTATAGCTTTGTTTAGTTCAGGTGACCTGTAGCCACTCGTAACCCTCAAAGCCCCAAGACTATCACGCAGGGACTGGAGAATTTGAGTAGCTAATAAGGTCAGTTTATATATACCTTCCTTAGAAGGTTCGTTATTAATGCCTAAACGTAAAGCCGTATTACTTCTTGTAAGTTCTTTTAATGTAAAGTTCTTAGATAAACGCATTATTCAAATTTTGCTAAGTATATTTTGTCTATTTCTTTTTGTATCTCTTTTCTAGTAGCTTCTAATTGCATCATTATATTAGCTTCAAATCTTATAACTTCTTTGCCTTCATCAAATATAATAACTGTAGGTACAGATATAATCTTATGTTCTTTTTTTATTTCAGGGTTATGACAAATGATAACACTATCTAATTTGCATTCTTTAAGCTCTGATATATTAAAACTATTATCTGTATTCCAACTACTATTATATTGCACTACTGATACTTGACTAAAAGCAACACCATAGCAAAAAAATAAAAAACCCATTAACACTAATAATATATTGCTCATGTTCATTATTTTAATTTATAAAGGCGTTCATCCATTATGTCTAGCTTATTTTCAATAGCATCAAGTTTTTTACTGTTACCCATAATTGTAGTACGTACTAATTCATCTTTTAATTCATATTCAGTAGCACTTACCCAGTTGCCCTTTTCTAGTGCTTTTTTATTAGCGTCAATATCAGCTTTTAAAGTAAAGTAAGTTCCTGAAACAGAACCAACTAAAGTAATTATTATTCCTAAAGTTTTAAGGTCTAAAGAAAATTGTGACTTTTCGTTTACTACATTCATTTGTTACATCCTTTAAAATCTGCAACTCCTTGACTAACTATTAATGCTATTAGTACCCATATAAGATTACCCATTTCGCCCTCACTAATTCCTATTGAAGATCCACAAGTAATGATTAAAACTGTTACTAAAGCGTAATAAAATTTCTTTGATTTTAAAATTGATTTGATTGTATTTAAGTATTCCATATTATATAATTATTAAATTAATTCCTAAATTGATTGTGTAATTTTCTCTATTAAAATACCTAAGATATTCTAATTGAGTATATAACGATAATGTCTTAGTTAATTTGTAATTAGTTGTTAAACCAAAATCATAATCGTTTGTTTCTGATCCATATTCAGTTAGTTTATGATTAACAAAGAAATAGTTACCATAAGCTAATATAAAAAAATTGTCCTGATATATGTAATAAGATAAACCAACAACACCAGAAAGCGTGTATTGGTTTCCTAGTTCTGCTAGTTTGTTTCTGTTATAATTTGCAGGTATTGTAGAATAGTATTGTTGAAATTGTGCTGTATTGTCTGCAACTATATTTCCGTTTAAAGTCCATCTATAAAACGATTGCTCTAACCTATCTAAATAACCATTGTTGTTAACATCCATATACCAAAATTCTTTTTGATAACCTAGACTTTGAGCAACAGCTTCAAAATCATTATAATTAGGATAGTCTATTTTAAAAGGATTTAAGCCATAGATGGGGTGATAACGCATGATTCCCCCTATTGTTGCACGAAAGTTGCTTAGATCACGTTTAAAGCGTAAATCTAAGGACTTATATTGTAGGTCTATATAACCATTGTTAGAAGATTCTATTTTTGTGCTTGTGTGTTCTCCAATATATCTAAACCAAACTTTGTGATTGTCATACTCCCTGCCAAATTGTTTTATTCTTTCATATTGTAATAAGTATTCAAACCTATCAACAGGCGACCTTTTTAGACTAGCATTCTTTTCTGTACCATCATAATAGAACTTAGGTTTTTTCTCATACTTAAAGCGACTTAGTTTTTTTATTCCTATAAAGTATCTGTAATTAGATTCATCAGTATTAGTTGTTTCTATTAGCTGTCCATTATTATATGAATAAGTTTCTATTGGTTGTATTGTGGAATTAACAGAACCCCCCAAATAAATAGTTGAGTATTTATAGAACTGACCAAAAGACAGTAAAGGCAACAATAATAATAATAATCTAATCATTAGCCAAGTTTTATAACGTGGTATGTAATATATACATCTGCTGTAAAACTACCTGTAAAATTAGCACTTGCATACATTCTTAAAGGTACATTATCAATAGTAGTACCTCCAGGGTTATTAGAAGCAACTAAATAATAAGTAACATTAGTTCCTATATTACGCATATATCTATCTTCTTTATTCCAATAGTATGTTGTTTGTGAAGTATCATAACCAATCAATAAATTAATTACACTTGATTCTGTTGAGCTGTGAGTATTAACAATGGTACAGCTTAAAGGCACTATTGCAAAACCTGAACCCTGTGCTGATACTAAATCTTTAAAAGTACCTGCACCACCCGTCGCATCCATAGCTTGGAACTCTGCTGTTGATACAGAAATTTTATCTGTTTGAATTAAGAATTTAGAATCTAGTTTTTTAGATGTTCCTGCACTACTACCTGTAGTGTCGCTTACATCTACAACCATATATAAATCACCTGAACCTGTATGGTTATTTAGTGCTGATTTGTCCGTTAGTCTTTGTCCTGCCATTTTTATTTATTTTTTTAATATAATTTTTTAGCTTTTTAAAGTTTTCCAAACTACTAGGATAAATTCTTTTTTTAACATCCATATATAGTAATGTCTGCACCCTGTAAAAAACTTTTTAATCTATTGCTTCTAGGTACGTTAATATCTAAGTTCATTCCTGCATAGTAGTTTCTAGTTGTCGGATCAAGGTCTGCACCTGTATTTGTACTATACTCAGGGAATGAGCTTGTATTGTTTCTAATATAGTCAATTAAACGCTGTCTGTAAAATTCACCTGCATCTTTTGACCTGTCAATCAAAGGTTTTATATCTTCATAAGAAGCACTGTCTGATTGATCTGTAGCACCCATTATAACTATTGCATTATTTACAAATCTAAGTCTTAGGAATGGTGCTAATTCTTGAAAAGCAAATTGTACTAAAGCAGGTTGTATATAAGTTTCAACTAAGGTTTTATAAGCACCTGTTAAAGAACCACCTTGTATATCTGCTTTTAGTTTATTATCTAAATCAGTACCTAAGACAGGAAGTATAAACATATCTTGTGCCAATAGTATATAAGGCATAATGATATTGTCATCTACAGAACCGCCAAGAGCTGTATCTTTTTTTATTCTTGTTGCTGATATATATAATGTATGTTGTATTGCCATAGTTTATTTTATTTTACTCCTGGATAGTGTCCCTCATTAGGCATATTTACAGGTGCTATTACTGCGTCTTTTATTCCTCTTGGTGTTGGTGTATACGTTTTAGGTATACTATTTACTTTATTATAATCATCTAAGCCTTGACCATCTTTTAATTCTGTTCCTTCTTTTAATCTATATAAGATTACTTTCCAGGCGTGTCTACAATATACACCGCCTTTAAATTTAAATAGATCATAAGCACGTCCTTTATGTCCTAGTTGTTTATTAACTCCTTCACGACTAGCTTTGTCAATATCTTCAATCCTATATACAAAACCTGCTCTTGCTAAAGACATCATATTTTTACAAAATGTTCTAGTTGACTTACTTGGTTTTCTACTCTTTTTAATATATTTAAATCTCACTCTGTAGTATGATTTATCTAAGTAACTAAAAGAATCTTCTTTGCTTACTATTTCATCTGCAAACTTTTCTTTATCTAGTTTTTCAATTAAAGCATCCGCCCATTCTTCATAATCTTCAATATGTCCTTCGTCCTGTTCATCTACAATTTCCCACTTGTCTAAGTCTATTTGCTCACCTTTTAAAGCGTTAAATACACCATCAAATTCTTCATCAGATAAATCAGCTCTGACGCCTTCTATTTCTTTAACTTTCTTTTTTGCCCAAGATTGACCTGCATCACCACCCCATAATGCCCAAGCTATACGCCCTGCACTAGGGAATCCATCTTCACCTGGTTTAAAACCCTCTGCTTTTTTATCTACTTCATGCCTAGCAAAAAAACTGTTCATTCTACTAATAGTATCTAGTGATAAATCACCATTAATTATAGACCTTGCTCTAGCAACTGCAACCTGTGTGCCACCACGTCCATACTCTTTACGCCATTCTAAACCCTTTTTAGCTTCTTCAATCATACCCTCTGTAGGTGAAGTGTCAATATCTTTTAAATCTTTAAACTTCTTTTGGTTTCTATTTTTTTTTTTACTTATCTCTTCAGATAATTTTTCTACTGCATCACCTGTATCAGCAAAGAACCCTTTAGCTACAGCAGGGGGCAACTGTAAAAACTGTATTAAAAATACTGTTGCCTGTTCTTTTGTTAATATACCTTCCTGTACTTTTGCAATAATATCAATAGCACTACTAATCTGAGCACCATTATAAGATGCTTCACTTTCTAAAGGTTCTTCCATAGCTGAATCAGTTTCTTCTGTTTCTTCTTGTACCGCTTCAGGTGTATCTGCATCAACATCTTCTTTTGAAACATCTTCTTTTGAAACACCTTCTTTTTCTTGATCTTCTTCTGATTGTGTTTTTGTAACTTCAAGATCAATGAAATCAGCAGGTTTAAGCGATTCAAAGTACAAGTCTAGATTTATATTGTTAACTGCAAATATCTTTTCTAAGCCTTTTAAAAGTATATTCTGAAAAGGAATAATAACAGTATTGTTAAATAAGCTATACGCATCTCTTAATTCATCTGCGTTATTACCTAGACCACCACCTTCTGCACGTATTCCAAAGAGTATCGGTGATGTTACTCTATGACCTGCTAGTATTTGTGATACAGCTTGTTTAGACATACCCTCCCATGCACTCTGTGCATCATTCATTTGTATTGGTTCTATGATAGGTTGTGTATCTTTACCATCATTAAATGTGATAAGTATTTTACCTGCGTTACCACTACCTGAAAACTTTTGGTTTAATTGTCTTTCTATAGTACGTCTTTCTTCTTCTGTAGGTACGCCGTTACTAAAACCAACGTGCATTGAAGGTGTCATACCTGAAGTTATATTAGATAAATGAAATTGAGCTATCTCTAACTCCATTTGAATCCAATCCGTTGCAGCTACGTAATCAGGTGCAAAGCCATAAAATAAAGCAGGGTTTTTATCTCTAATCATTAAGATTTGACTTGCTTGTGTTCTGTCTTTAGTATTAAACGCTTTATATGGTCTTGGTTTATATTCTCCTTTTTTAGCTTTAGACCAATCAGCAGAGTAATAATAGTTCTCAACTTCACCATCTACCATTTTACCTGAACGTATATATTGTGCAGGTATATGTATCATCTTAGCTATTTTAGTTCTATCTCTTGACCATATTACGTTTACATAACACCCACCGAATAGCTTTAAATCCATTGCTAAGTCTTTTAAGACATCTTCACCTGAATTGTGTAATAATTCATTTAAACGTAAATATGATTCTTTAGTGTCTGTATTATCATCAACATTAGTTGCACTTAAACCTTCACCATAAATCATTGCACCTATTGACTTAATTAAAGCACCATTGATAGCACTTCCTAAGAATAAGTCTAGCAAATAATTAGGGTATAGATTATCTTCACCAAAACTAACCCAGTCATGTCTTGGATCTTCTACTAAGTGAGGTATGTTATAATGTGATAATTTAATTAAATCTAAATTCATAATTAATTTGTTATATATATGCTATCTGTATCAGCATCATTAGTAGTGTATTCTGTATAAACAGGTGATTCATAACCTGAACCTGAAGCTGTCATTTGCATTAAGCCTGTGAAAATAACTGTTAGTCCATCAGGATCAAGATTTGTGTTAGATGTGTTTTGATATATTGTAACATTATAAAAATCAAAAGGATAATCTGTAGTTCCTAAATGTATCAAACCACCTGCAGGAACTTCTGTATTTAAATGGTTTTGAATCCATGTTAATTTAATATATCTATTTACATTTGTTAAGTCCATTGTATTAGCTACTAAATACTTTGTTTTCCCTGTTTGATTACTTGTAAAAGCTAACAAAGGTTTATATGTAGTATTTGACATTTTATCTGATAAATTCAAATATATATTATTAGTAAATTGTGCAAAATTTATTGCTGTCCCTTGTATCATTTATTTAAAGTATTTTTCTAAAACATCTGTTATATATGGTGTTAATGTTTCTAATTCTTTATCAGTAATATCATTAAAGCCATGCACTATTTTGTTTTTATATTCCTCCTTCAGCTCTAACATCTTTATTTTTCTTTTTAGTTTCTTCTTTTATAAACAAAGCATTTCTAACTGATTCGTTAAGTCCTGCTATTTGTTTCTGTGATAGGTCATCTAAAGGTATATTTAAGCTGTCTATACTTTTACCTTGCCATTCTTTTTTTAGTTTCCAAGCCATAGTTCTTTTATTATAAATATAAATATAAGATTATTGTTTTTAAGTGTACAAAAAAAGGGGGCAAAAACCCCCTCTTTTATCTGTTATTGAGTAACGATTAAGAACCTGCTGTAATAGTTAGATTCGCTTCATCAGCTAAACCATCAAATGGATATTTCGCTGTTGCTGCTCCTGCACTAGCAGGAAGCTGTATTAAAGCGTTCTTTTCTTCAGCACTCCATTCTATAGTGTAACCTGTCATGTCGCCCTTAGCTGTTCCTGTTACTACAGTACCACCTGATACGTGACAACCATTGTCAATACCTAATAAGAAAACATTGTCGTTAGTATCTTGTACAAAGATTTGACTTCTTGAATAAGCCATAAGTCTAAGCTCATTAGTCATATCATGGTCAATCTTTTGTAGTGTTACAGATAACGCCTGAGTAAAAAATGTTGTGCCATTAGCATTGTCTGAATTGATAGTAACTGTCATACTTGATAAATTAGGTACTAAGTCATATTTGAAAACTGTAACAGTACCACCACAACAAGACCAATTCGCAAACCCTGCTGTAGTCATTTCAGTAGCATTTATCGTAGCTGTAGCACTAACATTATTACTATAAGACTTAGCTATAAAAATTGCTTTCAAGCCACCAATCTGGTCTTTACAATCTATTAATCGTCCTCTTGTTATATCACAAGCCATAATTATTATTTATTAAAAGTTAATAAAAGGGAGGTATATTACAACCTCCCGTTTTAAAGTATTATTTAAAATATGCAACCAACAACCCCGTCAGTTCCAATACCTGATTGTACACCTAAGCCAAAGTTCATTACAACTCTTATGTTATCTGAACCATCATATTGATATGTCGGTATTAAAATTGCTTCAGTCATATCTGTGCCTAAATTAGAACCTACTACTAAGTTGTCTTTGTAAGTCGCAACAATAGCATCATCTGGCATACCTGGACATCTGTATATTGGATGACCTAAATAACTAAGATTTTCAGGATTAAGAGTTAAACCCAACATATTAATACCTTGACCTGTAGCAGAACCTGCTAAGAATTGTGCATAAAAGCTATACATTTTGTTGTTCATATAGAATCCAAACCCTTCTTTAAACTCAAGTCCTGGATGAGTGCCTGTTACACTTGCGTAAACAGTTGCTAGAGCATCATCTATATTAGCCGATGTAGTCGCTGCCCCTGAGTTCATAGTAACCTGTGTAAAGTCTGCAGTAGCTGAAGCATTTAAACCATTTTGGTCAAACACACCATCATTAGAAAGGAATCCTGCACCAAATATGTTATTTGCATCTGCAACCCAAATACCATTTTCAATTTGTGCTGAAGCTTGACCTGCGACAACTTGTAATAAAAAGTCCTCAAATGATTGTGGCAAATTACCATTTTGTGTCATATTTTTTCCAACCCATGTTGGATAAAGTGTTTTACGACATACCTCACGATTTACTTTTAAATCAGTTACAGTAAGGACTCTTTCACCTAAAGTAGTAGTACCTGCATCATTAAAAGCACATGCCGCTGCTACTATAGGATCAGTAGTAACCAAACTACTAATTACCGCTTTACTTGTTAAACCATCCATTTGTCTCACATAACCTTTAGCAATCGTATCATTAGATTTGACCGCAGCCGTAACGTAAGGCAAAGCTTGTTCACCTGCGTATGTAGTAGCAGGATTTACTGTGATATCAAAATCACGTCTTTTACTAATGTTCGTTGGAACATATTTATTTTTCGCCATTTTTAAAATTATTTATTGTTAATATAATACGCTGCCCTTTCACTAATTGAAAGTTTAGCCAAATCCATAGTTGAATCAAAACTAGAACCTTCAGGATTGTAATTAATACCTTCCGTTGCAGGTTCGCCACTTAATTCTACTATTTTACTTTTAAGTTCTTCTATTTGTGTCATAAGATCACCTATAACTTCAGATGACATTTCAGTTTTTTCTTCTTCTTTAACTTCTTCAGTTTCTTCAACTACTTCAGATGATGCTTCTACTTTATCAGCTTTAAGATCAGCTACAGCATCCTCTAAGTTTTTTATTCTTATCTCCATGCCTTTCCAATCTGCAACATCCGCTTCTTCTGCTAGTTCTTCTTCTTTAGATTCTTCAGATGCTTCTACATCTTCAGCTTCTTTTTCTTCGCCTAAGTCTAAGATTTCAGATGAATCACCTATTGTCATCTCGTTACCATTTTCCATTTTATAGTTGCCTGGTTCAAGTTCTTCAGCTTCACCATCATCACCAACAGCAAATACTTTAGAACCAATCATAAATTGCTCATCTTCTGTAGCAATAGTACGACCATCATCTAATTTCATTTCAGCGTATAATTTAACGCTATTTGATTTTGATTCGTTTTTCATTTTTATAAGATTTAAGATTTTTTCTAGTGTACCCATAACATGTATAAATATAAATTGATTATTATTGTTTACTTCTTTAACGTTTTACTGTTCTATTTTTGATAGCAGAACATACCTTAGCCGCCGTTTCTTTGTTGCCGTATTGTTTAATCTGATCACGCATACAATCATCCCAAGAGTACTTTAACATTGCTTTTCTTTTAGCATAAGCAACATACTCTAACATCTTGTATTTCTTTTTGTATTTACGTTTTTTCTTTTTATTATATAGTTCTTCTTTCATTGTAGCTGTAGAATGATCTGCACAAGGCATATATAGTTTTTCACCATCTACTGTATGAGGGTGTGAACCTATACAACCTTTAAACATTTCAGCATATATTTCAGCTTCTTCTTTAGTTCTAAATAAAGGTTCACCATCTAAAGATGCTACAGGGTTTAATTCATTTTCTAAAATGATGTTTTTAATTTTACCTAGCATAATATCATCAGGACAATCTTCACATACTTCATCTAGTATATCTTTATTCTTAGATGCTTCTATTAGTTTATCAGTGAAATATCCTTCTATACTAAAACCGCGAACAGATTTATCAAGAACTT